AATGCGCTCCATGACGATTCGCGCCAGCGCGTCCTCGTCCTGACCGGGGGCGCCGTAAACGTTGATGGAAACGCCGCCGAGATTGTTGGTGTAACTGTTTGCACCTGCTGCCGTCACGCCACCGGCAAACGCCATTTGCGGCATAACCATTTTAGGCAGCGCACTGAATCCGGATTGAATATCGCGGATCGCTTTTGGCAGCGCCTGATCCACGCCCAGCGCAATGCCCGGCGGGATCATTTTGCCGATCTCGTCCGCAAAAACGCGCGAAGGGCTGTGAATGCCAAGTATATCCTTTACGCCCCCGACAAGACCGTCCCAGGCGTTAGTAAACCATCTGACCAGAGAATCCCAAGCCCTCTTTAGACCGTCCAAAATGCCGTTTATAATGTCGCTGCCAACCTGCAACCAGTCCGTATCAACAATCACCTTCAACAGCCTTGCGACCAATTCCCCTGCCGCCGCGACAAGCTGACCGACTGCGGCGATCATCCCGACAGCAAGCTTGTAGACAAGCTCCGTTGCCGCTCTGTAAAGCTTCGGGGCATTATCAATGATCCCGACAACAAGCGCCTCGATAATCTCCGGCAGTGCGTCAATAAGCTTCGGTAAAGCCTCGATCAGTCCGTCTGCAAGCCCGATCATGAGGGCGATGGACGCTTCAATCATTTTCGGCAGGTTTTCAGGGGAGCAAAGCATTTCCGCAATTGCAACAACCACATCCGCGACCGTAGACAGTAAATCTGGCAGTGCTGCGCCGAAACCGTCCGCAAGCCCCATGAAAAGCGTAATACCGGCCTGTACAATGTCAGGCAGCATGTTCAGTAGTTGGCTTATGATGCCGCTTAAAAACTCTACATTGAAAAGCGTTGGCAAAGCGGCAAGAAGCGCATCAAGCAGCGTCCCGACACCCGCGATTAGATCTGGCAGCAACGTCTGGATAGATTGCACCAAAAAAGGCGCAAGTTGCGCCACGATTTCCGTAAGCCCTGCGGACAAGCTTGGTAAAAACTGCTCGATTGCGGGAAGAAGATTGCTTAAATAATTTTTGACGGATTCCGCAAGTCCGCCAACCAGCCCAGAAATATTCGCGCTGGGATCTGCAAATCCAGCAACAAGGTTTTTCCACGCAGCGCCCATCGCGTTCGCGCTGCCGGTGATCGTGGTAGCCGCCTCCTGCGCCGTCGTACCCGTGATCCCTATCTCGGTTTGCACCACATGGATTGCATCAACGATATCCGCAAAGGAATCGATGTTGTATGTCACGCCGGAAAGCTTCTGCGCGTCCTCAAGCAGCCGTTGCATTTCCTCCTTTGTGCCGCCGTAGCCGAGCTTTAAGTTGTCTAACATCGTGTAGTTCTGCTTGGCAAAACCCTGATAGGCGTTTTGGATGCTGGACATATCCGTGCCCATCTTGTTGGCGTTGTCGCTCATGTCGCGCAGTGCCATATCGGCCTTTTGCGCTGCCAGCTGCGTATCACCGGCAACCGCAGCGATCAAGCTCGCGGAAAATCCGGTCACAGTCTCCATGTACTCATTCGCGCTCAGCCCGGCGGTTGAAAAAGCGCTTTGCGCATAATCGCGCACCGCGCCTGCCGCATCCCCAAACAGCGTTTCTACTCCGCCGACCAGCTGCTCCTGATCAGCAAACGCGCTGATAGCTTTCTTGCCCAGATCGATCACGGATGCCGCAACGGTTTTAAGCGCTGCCGCCGTTTTGCGGATCCCAGCAACGATTGCCTCGGACGCAAGATTGGCCTTGAGCATATCCCCGAACAAAGACGCGCCCTTTGCGGACTTGTCCATGGATTCGCTCACATCGTCCAAGTCGCCAGACAAATCGCCGACGGAGTTTCTCATTTTACCAAGATCGGCATTAGCCTTGTTTAGGCTTTCCTTCCACTTAAGCGTCCGCGTGTCCGTCTCGCCATAAGATTCAGCGCTTTTCGATACGGCTTCTGCCAGCTTTTCAACAAGTGCCTCCTGTGCTTTGATCTGCTTGTCTAAAACAGCGCCGCGCGCGGCAGCTTTTTCCTGCGCGTCCGCGTTCTTGCCGAATGACGCCGCAACGGCCTCCATTTCGCTGCCAAGCGTTTTTGTTTGCTGAATGATGTTTTTTAGCGCATCACGGTACTCTTTTTCGCCCTCTATGCCGATTTTAGGCCCAATGTTCGTTGCCAACAGCCACCACCTACCTCAGTCCCATCGTGTTTTCAAATCCCGAAACAACGCGCGTTTTCTTGTTTTTCGCCTGTCCGTTGTAAATGGCCAGACATGCGACCAGGTCAAGCATTTCGCCGTATCGCGTTGCCATGATCTCTGCCCGCCCCATGCCCAGCAGGTGACCGTAAAACAAGAGCCAAGGCAGTGAAAACCCGCCTTGGCTCTGCGTCATTCTTTTGTTTTTTTTAACGGCTCCGCGTCAACCTGTGTTTTCACATCACCGGCCATCGCCGCTTTGGCCTCCGCCTGTAGCAGCGCGATTTCACTCTTTGTGAGTGAAAGCACCTCGTCAAGTGTCAACGGCTCCTGCTTAAGCTCGGGCGCTTCAAACCGCATCGCCGATTCATACCCCTTATTCAGCGCCACAATGACTTTTGCCATCGTGCCGATGACTTCCGCAAACGATCCCGTCAAGGCCTGATCCAGCTTGCCCAGATCGCCGCCGGGGCAAAGCTGCGCAATTTCAGCCATAGCGCCGACCGTTGCGCGGAATTTCCGCTCTTTTCCATGGATGATCATGTCAAAGCCCCCCGTCAGGCGTTACCGCCCAGCAGCGCCAGAATGACCGCTTCCGCATCCGCTTCCGAGGCCTGCTCCGCGCCGACACGCTGCCAGTTGTGCGCCGCCGAATCGTCGCGCATCAGCGCCGCCTCAAGCGTGGTGGGCTGCCAATCGATCTCTTCCTCCTGCGTGGCCGCGCTTAAGCCGGTCTGCGCAAAACGCGCTTTTGTATACACGCGCGGCTCATAAGTCACAGTGTTGTCACTCTGCCAGCGCACGATAAAACCGATGCCCACATAAGGGATCTGCATATTATCATTGTAGTTGGTGATATCGACCTGTTTGTCGCCCACCGTCACCTGTTCGGCGCCGCCCAAGCCCATGATCATTTTTTCAGCGTCCAGCTTTAAGCCGTCCACCTCAAGCGTCGTCGTGCCGCCCATGAAAAGGCCGGGCGCGGTTTCCGCCATCATGTTGTCTGCGTAAAAATTGTTATCATCCCCGACCTCGACCTCAGTGTCAACGCTGACGCCCCTTGCAAGGGGGCAAACGCCGGTATATGTCACGCTCGTGCCGCTCGCGCTGTAAATCGCCACATAAGGCTTGGAAAAGCCTGTAATCACTCGTCCGTTTGCTGCCATGTTCAATCCTCCATAATCCTTTCATACTCGTCATCGATAACCTTGTTAAGCGCCGCAATAGCCGCGCTCTTCGTATCCTCTACAGCAGGGCGCACAAAAGGCGTCTTTTTTCGGAATGTCGTGCCGCTCTCCACGCTTCTTGCGATCCGCAAATTCGGCTGCCCTTTGGGGTATTTTCGCGTCTTAACGCTGTTATACCCTTCGTAGCCGATCTGCACGTTGACAATGCCTTTTTTGTCCTGCATCGCCGGCGAAAAGCCAAGCCCCTTCAAAAGCCCAGCCTTTTGCGCCTCCGTCACGCCTTCAATCGGCTTGTCCTTCGTGCCCAAAACATAATCCGGCACAACAGGCAGCGCCTTGATATTGCTGCGAATCCTGTCCGTGATAACGGCTGCGGCTGCATAAAGCGCCTTTTTGGAGATCTCGTTCGACTTTTCCGCCAGCCGGGAAAGCTTGAGGGCATATTCCTCAACGCCCCTCACGACATACCGCGCCATCAAATCACCTGCCAGACCCATTCATAGTGCGCAAACCCTGTGTCGGGCTCAAAATCCACGCTATTTAATCGCCACGCGATACCCTCCGCATCATTGAGCGCCGATTCAAAAGCGTCCTTCCACGGGTCAAATTCAAGCTTTGTAAAAAGGTCTGTCGTGCCGATGACGGCGCGCATCTGGTGTCGTCCGTCCGCGATAAAATCCTTTGCGCGTTCTTCCTGCCATACGAAGTAACGATCACTGGCCAGCCGTTTGCTATGGCTTACCTGATCGGTGACGGCAAGATGCACCGATATGATCTTGTCCACCCAGCTCATGCGATCACCTCAAAACGCTGCTCAAACTTCACAAGCGTCAGATCGTAACAGTCCGGCCAGGCGTCAAAAACCTCCTGCACCAGATCGATGCGGTAAGCCGTTCCCGGGCTGTCGCTTAAGATCACAACCATCTGGCTGTTGATCTCCGCCCTGCGCTGTACGCGCACCACGCGCTCCACCTTGATCTGATTCTGCATGCCGGCATAATAGCGTTCAATGCCAAGTCTGCGGTTGCTAAACCGCAGGCTCACAACGGGTTTCAGCCTTGCAACAGGTCTGTGCCCCTCCTGCGCGCCATCCGTCACCGCATGCACAACAAGCCTCCCGTCGTTAAAGCTCTGCGATACCTCGCCCTTCGCTCTGTAAGGTTTCTGCCTCGGCACCACTAATAGCCTCCTCGTTCTGCATTGCTAAAATCATGTCGCGATAGTTCGTCTCAAAAACGTCCAGCGCGTTGTCCCGGGCATAGCGCACATATTCCACTAGCAGTGTGCGCCGGAAACCGGGGACGGTAAAGTCCCCGGAACGCCCGGCCTTGTTATCAAGGTAAAACATCCCGTCTTCCATCAACGCGCGGATCTTATTATCCGTCGCCGGATCCGCCCATGTGATATCCAACAGGTTTTTAACATCGGCCAACAGGCCAGCGCACACACCGCTCATTACTTCGTAACCGTAACGGTGTAGGTTTTGGTGGTGGTTCCGTCCTCTGCGGTCACCTTAATTGTCACCGTGTTCGCGCCGGTCTGCCACGTTGCCGCAGTGCCGTTTAGCACAATGTCGTCGCCAACCGCGATCTCGATCTCCGCACCGGCATGCGCAGGCACGGCAGTGATCTTATTGGTCGCTGCGGTCGTGGTCGCCGTGTAGGTAGTGGTGCTAGAGGAAAAGGCCGGGCTCAAAACCAGATTGCCGATAGTCAACGCGGACAGGCTTGCATCTGCCGACGGCGTTTTGCCGGAAACCGTTTCAACGCGCAGCAGCGTCGGCGCAAGGTCGCTAATGTCCAAATGCAAGAAGGCGTTGTTGTCCAGCGGCATACCGGTCGCGTAAACTTTGATGAGATAAACGCGGTCGTCTTCAAGGAATCTATAATGATCGCTGAATTCGATTCGTCCTTCCTTGCCGATACCAGCTGCCGCGAAATAACGATCAGCGATACCAAGTACGGCCTCGCCCTCGTTGAGCGCGGGGGACTGCACAATCTCGATTGGGTAGGGCAGAACATTGTTGCGATAAGTGCCGTCGGGCGCCATCACCGTGGTAGCGGGCATCACGCGGGAGAAATAATCGCTCGGGGAAACGACGAGGAACAGGTTATTCACCGCTCTGGCCTTGCCGTTGGGATCCATCGCCATCAGACTGAGCAGTTTTCCAACACTCGCCGGGCTAAAGTCCGTCACGCTGATTTTGGCCTTTTCCGGGTAAGCCCCACCGACAACGGAAACGCCCTCGCCGATCTGGCGCGTCATGCCGATGGGCTTTTCGTTGCCGTCGCCGGTCAAAATGCCGACTTCAAGCCCATTCGCCAGCGCCTCATACAGCACCGCGCGGACGTAACGATCCAGCCACGCCGGGCCCAGATCCAGCATGGCCTTACAGACAGGCAGGAATGCCGACAGCTTGAGCAGTCGAGTATCCACCTCTTCAAAGCCGCTGGTCAGCTCTTTGACGATTTCGTCACACAGAGCGCCCCATGCGGCGGTCTGATAGCCGTTGCGGTTCACGATCATGCTGACCGCACCGCCGGAGGGCATGAAGTTGATTTTGGACAGCAGCGGATGCGCCGTGCGCAGTTCGTCAAAAACGGAATCCAGCACGGTTTCAGGCATAACAACGTCCAGATTCGCCAACGCCTGTTTGGGGTCACGCGCACGCATGGCGTCGGAAATCGCGTTGTAATAGTCGCGTTCCTCGCTGGTAAGCTGGCGCAGGCCCCTTGCAGTCAGCACGCCAGAATCCGCAGCGGACAAAGCTTCCATGGCAGACTGTTCGTAGCTGGCGCGCAGATCTTCGCCGATGCCTTCGATCATTTCATCAAGTGCAGCATAAAACGCGTCGGTGTCGCTGTTCTTGATAGCGTTCTGCATCTGTTCACGCAGAAGGTCACGGTTCTTCAGGTCTTTGGATTTCATGGATTATTTGTTCTCCTTTCGTTTTTCGCCGCCAAGCATGGCCATGATCGGCAGCACTTTGTTTTCCGGCTCCTTGTGTTCCGGCTCCTTTGCAGGCTCCTTTACACGGCTCAGATATTTCTGCATAAAAGCGCGTTTTGCGCTTTGCAGGTGTCGCGGGGAAGAATCGCCCACGATATCCGTTGCGATTCCAAGCTCCAGAGCGCGGCTCGCGTCCAGCCATGTTTCATCGGCCATCAGCTGCCGCACCGTTTCGCGTTCCATTCCGGCGCGTTCCACAAAGGCGTTGATGCCGATCTCCGTCATGTTCTCAAGCTCCTGCGCCGTCTTGCGCAGATCTTCGGCGTATCCGTCTGCGTAAGTCCACACTTCGTGGAGGAAATACGCGCTCAGGCTCGACGCATGCCGTACATCCCCTGCCAAAAAGGGGAATAGCGCCGCGCTGGCAACAAAACCGTCGCCCCAGGTCTCGACCTGTGCCGGGTGGCTTCTCAGCGCGTTGTAGATCGCCCACGCCTCCGAGATCGAGCCGCCGTAGCTGTCAATGTGTACGTTGATTTTCTGCGCATCCAGCTCCGATATCGCATGTACAAAGCTGTTCGCGCTCACATCGCCATCACGCCAGTCAAAAGGCGTGATGTCGCCGAAAATGTACACATCCGCAGTCTCCGGCGCGTTCGCGCTCTGCTCGATCGTGTAATATTTTTTGCTCAACCTTTAACCCCCTATCTCATTTGCGGCATTTTCGATGCCGGAAATGTTTTTCGTCATCCAGTGCGCGTTTGCCCACGCCTCATCAAGCTCCGTGCTGCCTGCCGCCGCGCGGACTTCGTTGATAGTGTAAGCACCCGAGCCGATCAGTTTTTCAACCGATGCCGCGTTTTCAAAAAGATCAAAGTGCCCGATCGCGCTGGTGTCGATTTTCAAGTAACTGCCGCGCTGCCACTGCTCAAAGCCATACCGCTTGCGGTTGATCTCTTCTTCAAGCTGTCCGCAGATCGGATCCACGCAAGCAGTCAAAAAGCGCTTTTGCGCATCCTTCGTGCTTTCAACGCCCCCTCGCAGCAGCACCGGCGGGATCAAAAACGACCGCGCCGTACTGTCCAGCACTTCCTCGAGGATCCTGCGCACATCCGTGGTGTCGCTTGGCGCGCCTGCGCCAAACTCGCTGTATTGGTATCCGTCAAACTCCGGCAGCACCGCGTTTTCGCCGTCAAAAAAGGGCTTCACCTGTTTTTCGATCATCGCGCGGAATGTCTCGACGAAGTTTTCGCCACCCCTTGCGATCTGATCCACATGCACCTTTAAATGATTGCCGTTTGCGCGAATATACCGGCGCATTGCCGTGTCCAGCAGCTTTCCATAAGACTGATAAAGCGCGTCCACCGTCCTTTTCACGCCCTCGTGGTGCAGCTTTAAATGCAGCACCTCGTTTTCGCGAAAAGTTTTGTTGTAGTGTACCTGACCAACCGCAACGCCGCGATATTCGTTCGACCGTGCCGGGTATTCCTCCGGCTTTTCAAAGCAGTCCGCAACGGCAAGGCTCGCCTGTCCGTCCCTTCGGCGCGTCTCGATAACAAGCGCCTCGTTGGCCGTGAACAATTGCCAGATGATTTTGTGCAAAAATGCGCTGGCGTTCTGATTCTGGTTTGGCTCCACATTCCACAGATAATGCTCTTCGCCGCGCGTCTCCGTACCGTCGCGAAAGGTTTTAAACTTGCATTGACCCACGGCGGAAGCAACAAGGTTTACGCACGCCTTAAAAGCATAATCCCGCGCCGCATATTGAGCGTAAGCCTCGCACAGATCTTCGATCGGCACCGGCTCCGCCGTCTGCGTTCCGGCCTTGCCTTTTACCCATCGCCAAAAATTGATAGCCATTAAATCCCTCCGGTTTCGCGCCTAAAGCACGATCGCGCCCAAATCGGGCAGTTCAACCGTTTTGCGTAAAAGCGCGTCCTCGCACACCATTGACGCTGCAAGCGCCATAAACGGGTCTGTTTTGCGGCTCTTCGCTTCGATCTTGGCGTACACAAAGTTCCCGGTGTCTGCGCTTTTTACGCCGCTTTTTACGCGCTTGGTGTTGTTTGTCGCCCATCGGAGCACCGGCTGATCGCCCCAAACAAACAACCGCCGGTTGAAGCACTCCTGAATGATCGGGTCGACCCTTGAAATGTCAGAAGGGCGCACCAGCTTTACACGCGCATTGTCTCGCGCGTCAAAGCCGATTTTGCAAAGCGCATCCGCCATCAGCGGCCACCTGAAATGGTCCATTGCCAGACGCGCAATGGAAAACCGCTCGCCCAGCTCCTGCACATACCGCGCGATCATCTCCGGCGGGATGGAAACATCATCCACCACCGTCAAATGCCCGGCGTTCGCCCAGTCGCGCCACGGCGCACGGATCCGCGCAAGATCCTTGCTCGCCGTGCAAAGCCATGCATGGTTCAGATCAAACCGCTCCTGACCCCTGACAAAATGGGCATTCACCGCAGCCCAGTCACTGATCTGCGCGTAGTCGATGCCAACCGTGCAGACCCAGCCGTCCATGTTTTGAGGCAGCGGTCGGTTCGTCGCCTGTACGTTTTCATAGGCCGTTACAGCAAGTTCTTTCACGCCCTGCCGCAGCCCCATGCGCTTGACGATGAAATCCCCGTTTTGTTCGGGGTGGTCGCACCAGTCGTGGTACTCGTCCAGCGTTTCCTGCATCAAATTAGGCAGATATGGCAGCGACGGATTCGCCATACACCAGTTTTCGGGGTCATGTACGTCATCCAAGGCATTCAACCGGCAAATAAACGGCAGAAAGCCCTTGTCGTCCTCGCCCTCAAACAAAATGCGCATCCCGCGCGCGATGTAATCATCCAAAGGGCCGTCGCTAACCTCGCCGTTTGACGTAAAAATACCCACGCGCGGCTGTGCAACTTTGCCCTGCCCGGTCACAAAAACCTTGATGTTGTCATAGTTCTCAAAAGCATGTACTTCGTTAAAAATCACTTTCCCGCTGCGCATGCCGTCGCGCCCTTTCGGGTTATTTGTGCGGCCCCGAACGATGCCCTTGTTTTTTCGACCCTGTATCAGCTCTTTTGTATGATAAAAATGCTTCTTGAGTTTCGCCTCATGCTTTGGGCTTTCAAGAGCATCGATCAGGTCTTTCAGCGGCGTCATCGCCTGGTCTTCGTTGTTGGCGCAAATATCCACGTTATATCGCGCCACCGGATTAAAAGGGCTTACGCTGCACATCGAATCGTAAGCGATAAACCCATCCTTGCCCGCACCCCTGCCAACCATGCACAAAAGCGTTTTCCATCTGGGTAGTCCTGCTTTCGTGTAAGTGCAGTTCCACAGCGCGCGAATGAACTTTTGCCATGGGAATAAATCGCCATACGGAAAATAGCGAACCAAGTTTTGATATTTCCCGATCTGATCCAAATCAACAACCAACGCCTCTTGCTCAAACACGCGCCGGATATATGCCGCCAGCGCTTTTTGATCCTTGCATGCCCGGCCATGCTCGACCAGCTCGATATAATCCAGCACGTCCGCCGGAAGCTCAGTGTGCGCCATGTTCCTCGCCGAGGCTCCTGACCATAGCCATCTCAGCTTCGGACAGCGACCACACAAACGCGGCGGCTCGTTCTGCGGCGGCTC